TTAAAAACGACGCGACCGCACGAAAGGCGAGGGAATCGGCAATCTGCAAACTCATTGCCGAACGCGCCAACTGCGAATCCGCCCCGAACTTTGAAAACTGGGCAATGAAACGCGGGGCCGAACTTGAGCCGCAAGCCCTCGCCGCGTTCCAAGAAAAGACCGGCCTCCAGGTCGCCGAGGTTGGTTTTTGCAAGTCGGCTCACGGCGCGTTTGGATGCTCGCCGGACGGGTTGATTTACGATCTGGGATCGGGATTTGAAGGCAAGGTTCCGGTCCCGGAAACGCATCTTCGTTATCGCCGCGCCGGGGTTTTGCCGGACGAATACCTCTACCAAGTCCACGGCTCCATGGCCGTCACTGGCGCGACTTCGTGGTGGTTTCAATCGTGGAATCCGGGTCTTGCATCGCTTCGCGTTCAGGTTTTCCGCGACGATTTCACCGAGCAACTGAAAGCCGCCCTGATCGAGTTTTCCGCGCAGTTTGAAGCGGCATGGTATGAGGAATCGGAAGCTGTTAGAAAGGAATTTGCATGAAAGATACCCTCTTTGAAATCCCTGTTCAACTTAGCCCATACAAAGAATGGGAGCGAAAAAACCGAATCAAAACACATTTCAATCCTGATTGTGAATACCCGTGGTGCGCGAGCCGGACAGTGAAAACGTGCGCGGAATCATTTTACAACAACGGCGAGCGATTCTCTGCCTTTGGAGATTCCAGGGACGAGGCAATTTCAAACCTTTGCGTAAAGCTCAACATTCCGGTTTACGGATCTAAACAAGAAAGGAGTTTGCATGATCCTAGGAATTGATCCAGGGCCGAAGAAAACCGCGCTTGTTTTGATTGATGGGCAACGCATTCCGCTTGCCTTTGAAAAGGTGGAGAACCGCGAAATTCTTCGATTCTTCGCGGGCTTGCACTACTGGCCCGATTACGTCGGCATCGAGTGCGTCGCCTGCTATGGCATGGCCGTTGGCGCTGAAGTGTTTGAGACGGCGGAATGGTGCGGCAGGATTCGGGAAAGCGTCAGCCGTCAACTTGACGATCCATACATTTACCGAGTCTACCGCAAGCAAGTCAAACTCAACATCTGCGGCCAACCAAAAGCCAAGGATGCCAACATTCGCCAAGCCCTTATTGACCGATACCCGGCAATCGGAGGCGGCAAGGTTCCGCAAATCGGAACCAAGAAAGAACAAGGCCCGCTTTACGGATTGCATAGCGATCTTTGGGCCGCGCTGGCGGTAGCGCATACCGTCGCAGATATGAAAGATCAACTCACTATTTGGAAATGAAACGAAGAACCGAAAACGAACTTATCTATATCCTCGCAACCCTGGCCCTCGGGGTCGGAATCGGGATCGCCTTTGGTTGGGCGGTGCATATTTCGGCGGAACGGGCGGACAAGCAATATCAAGCGGGAGGTTGGCATGAGTGACACGCCTGAGACCGATGACGAGATTCGGACTCCCGAAATGCCACCCGGCTACCTCGGAGAGCGCGAAATAGTCGATGCGAGTTTCGCCCGCCGACTTGAACGCGAGCGGGACGAGGCGCAGGGACTTCTCCGCGAAGCCCTTGAAGAACTCTACGAACTCAAGGGCGAGCGCGATTGGTGGAAGGATGAACCGCGCGGGAATCACCGGGAAAGATACGACGCACTTTGCGAACTGATTGAACGAATTGAGAAACAACCATGAACAAACAAGAACAACGATTTCACGCCGCAAAATCGCTACTGGAACGAGTTTACCCGATTGCTCGCGGCGATATTACATTTGACGAGATTGCTTCAGAATGCGTTGAAATGGCTGACGCCCTCCTCGCCGAACTCGACCGCACGGCATCGAAGCCAGAACCCGCGACCTACGGCGGGTGGCGTCCGTGCCCGACTTGCGGAAACCCAATGGCAACTGTCAAGGAATCCTTGACAGCTCAACCCGACGCGGACGGATGGATTCCGCATAGGCCGGGGGATGCGCCCCCGCTATTCAGTGGACACGTGCATGTCCGCTTCCGGGATGGCGAGGAACCCGAGGCGGCGGCCGTTTGGGATTGGGACGATAACGATAGCCCTTGCGATATTGTAGCCTGGAAACCCGCGAAGTAATCAACTTAGAAACGACATGAAAGGACTAGACGAATACGACGCCTTTATTGAGGCAAAAAACAAACGCGCCCCGCTTTGCGGATTTGAACCATTGCCGCTCATCGCGCCGCTTTTCCCGTGGCAAGCTCGCGTTGTCGAATGGGCGGTTCGCAAAGGCCGCGCCGCGCTTTTCGAGGATTGCGGACTCGGAAAAACGATTCAACAACTTGAATGGGCTTCCCAGGTTCATCGCAAAACGGGCGGATCGGTTTTGATCCTAACACCGCTTGCCGTCGCGCATCAAACGCAACACGAAGCCGAGCATTTCGGAATCACCGCCCGCGTTGTCGAATCGCAAAAAGACGTTGAGCGCAAATCGGGAATCTTCATCACGAATTACGAAAAGCTCGACAAGTTCGACGCCTCGGAATTTGCCGGGGTTGTTCTCGACGAGTCCAGCATCTTGAAGAATTTCACCGGCAAGACGCGGAGGCAACTGACCGATGCGTTCAGCGGCACGCCCTATCGACTCTGTTGCACTGCGACACCCTCGCCAAACGATTATACGGAATTCGGCCAGCACGCCGATTTCCTTGGGGTTTGCACGCCGCAACAAATGCTTTGCACGTTCTTCATTAACGACACCTTCAATACCGGAGACTGGCGCTTGAAGAAGCACGCGGAGAAGGAGTTTTGGGAATGGGTCGCTAGTTGGGCGGCCTGCGTCTCGAAACCGTCAGACATTGGATTCCCGGACGATGGCTACATACTGCCGGAATTGAATCTACAGACGATCATGGTTGAAGTCGATCATACCGAGGGCGCAAACGAAGGCGACCTGTTCCGGCACGCCACGCTTTCGGCGACAACGATGCACTCGGAAATGAGGATGACCGCACAAGCTCGCGCCGATAAGGTTGCCGAGCTTGTCAACGGCTCAACCGAAAGCTGGATTGTCTGGTGTAACACGAACGACGAAAGCGAAAAGCTCGCGAGGGCAATCCCGGATGCCGTGGAGATTCGCGGATCTGACACTGCGAAGAAGAAAGAGCAAGCGGCGGATGATTTCGTTGATGGAAAGATTCGCGTTTTGATTTCCAAGAGCGGGATCTTTGGATATGGCATGAACTGGCAACACTGCCATAACGTGGCCTTTGTCGGATTGTCCTACTCTTTCGAGGACTTATACCAAGCCCTTCGCCGCGTCTATCGCTTTGGGCAAACGAAGCCCGTCAATGCCTACATCGTCCAGGCTGAAACCGAGGGCGCAATTCTCCGATCAATCGAAAAGAAAATCCAACAACATCAAAAAATGCAGGAACAAATGAAACTGGCGGCGGAATCGTTCCGCGCCCAAAACGACAAGCCAAAGGCAAAGACGACAATTGAATCCCAGTCCGGCGACGGATGGACGGTTTATCACGGGGATTGCGTCCGGGTGGCTAAATCGCTACCGGATCAATCTATCGACTTCTCCGTGTTCTCGCCGCCGTTCGCGGATCTGTTCACCTATTCCAATGACCCGCAGGACATGGGCAATTGTGACGACCTCGACGAGTTCACGAGGCATTTCGAGATTCTGATTGAGGAAATGGCAAGGATCATGGTTCCGGGTCGCGAAGTTGCCGTCCATTGCGTTGACCTGCTTGCGACGAAGTGGAAGCACGGATATATCGGCTTTCAGGATTTCAGCGGGGAGATTATCCGCGCGTTTTGGAATCACGGTTTCACGCTTCATTCCCGAATTACGATCTGGAAAAGCCCTGTGACCGAAATGCAACGGACGAAGGCGCACGGATTGCTTCACAAGACGCTTTGCACGGATTCGGCTGGAAGTCGTGTCGGAGCGCCAGACTATCTGCTGGTTTTCCGCGCTCCCGGCGAGAATCCAAAACCCATCGTCAAGGACCGGAATCGTTACCCGGTGGACTGGTGGCAGGAAGTCGCCTCGCCGGTTTGGATGACGGTTGACCAAGGCCGCGTTCTCAATCGCGACGGGGCGCGGGATCATGCCGACGAAAAGCACATTTGCCCGCTTCAACTCGACGTTATCGAACGGGCGGTGGAGCTTTGGAGCATGGAGGGCGATCTCGTTTACAGCCCGTTTACCGGAATTGGAAGCGAGGGGGTCGGGGCCTTGAATCTCAACCGTCGTTTTGTCGGGTCGGAGCTGAAAGAGTCCTATTTCAAGCAGGCCTGCCAAAACCTCGGGGCCGCAAAATCTCAACTCACTTTGTTCTGATGCAAAACCATTGCGAACAAATCCAACGCCGCGCCAAGGCCAATATTGAGCGATGGGGCGATCAACCCCTCGAAACCCTTGGCTTAGTTGCCGCTGAGGAAATGGGCGAGGTATGCCAGGCGATTCTGCAATGGCAGCACGAAGGCGGCGAGAAATGGCGAATCTACGACGAGGCCCGAGACCTTGCCGCCGTGTGCCTGCAAATCCTCAGGCATGAGGAGAAGCCGGATTGAACCAACTTGCGATCCCGCCGCTTTTTGTTTTGCCTGAAAACGCCAATTGGCCCGGTTGAGACCCGGAAAAAGTATGGAAACAATCAACAAGACGCCTCAATCCTCTTCACCGCGCCGGTTTCATGCTTCCGGGTCTCACGCGGTGGGGAGAGTTGAGGTTTTTTGTTACCCATGATTAGCGCACCATCACCGAAAATTGAAGTTACGGCCGAAAGCGGTGTCGTAAAAATAAATTTCATTTACGACGGAAGCCCGGAAGAACAAATGCTTTGGATTCCGCCATGTGTCGCCGATTGGCTTTCGGCCGCAATTCGCGAGGCCAGTAAAGAGGCAAAGCTGGCCGATTCTTAAAATCTACTTGATCGGCAGGGGCTTTTTGTCGTTCCTGCCCTGTAACGCTAAACCGTTACAGTAACGCTATGCCAACTTATACAAAACTCTTTAACTCGATCGTCACGTCAACCATTTGGACCGAGGACGACAAAACCCGAATCGTTTGGATTACGATGCTCGCGATGGCGGACAAAAACGGCGAAGTTCACGCCAGCGTCCCAGGCCTCGCCAGAATCTCCGGGGTGGCCTTGGGGGACTGCGAAAAAGCGCTCAACAAGCTTTTATCCCCTGATCCCTACAGCAGGACTCCGGCCTTTGACGGGCGGCGGATCACCCCGATTGACGGAGGGTGGGAGCTTCTGAATCACGCCAAATACCGGGCGATGGCGTCAAAAGAGGATGCAAAAGCGGCGACGGCGGCAAGGGTCAAAAGACTTCGCGGGCGTAACGCCAATGTAACGCAATGTAACGGTGATGTAACGGTTGGTAACGCAGACGTAACGCAAGACAGGGACATAGCAGATACAGAAGCAGAAGCAAATACAGAAGCAGAAGCAAAAGAAAAGGAAAACTCTAACGAGTTTTCCAGCGCGCGAGGGCGCACGCGCGAGGGGTCTAAGACCAATCGCCCAACCGTCACCCGCGAGGAATTCGACGCATTTTTCCGAGAAATCGGCCTTTATCCCCGGGACGCTGAAGCGACTTGGAACAAGTGGGAGGGCAACGGCTGGACCAACAAGGGGCAGAAAATTGTTTCATGGGAGGCTACCGTCCGCGCATGGAAGGCGTCTGGATACATGCCGTCGCAGCAATCCCCGTCCGACTACGAGGTTGATTGGTCCAACGCGAATCAATCGCAGCCAGAACCGGAGCAAGACGACCTGATGGCAAGCTTTCTCCGGCTCAAGGAAGCCGAGGCGCGGGAAGCGGCGGGCGATCACCCGGATTACTGGACCGACGAGGAAGCCGAAAAAGAGGAGGAGGCCGGATGCTTCTAACCGTCTCAGACCTCGCCGAGCAACTCGCTGGACGGATTGAGGAAGTCGCCCCAATGCTCCTTCCCGGCGGGAGGCGTCACGGCAACGAATGGCTTTGCGGCGACCTGTCCGGCGCACCGGGAGATTCGCTCAAGGTCACGATGACCGGGCAGCATGCCGGGCAGTGGCGAGATTGGGCCACGGACGATCACGGAGACCTGATTGATCTTTGGCGGCTTTCTCGCGCGATTTCAGCGGGGGAAGCGATTTCCGCTGTCAGGACATTCCTCGGGGTCTCCGAGCCTGTCAGGCAGCACGAGAAGCGGGTTTACGGGCATGCTCCTGCGATTAAGTCCGAGCCGCCTTCGCCAAATGGCCGCGCATACGCCTTTTTGACCCAAGCACGGGGACTCAAGCCAGAGACCATCGAACGGCTCAAAATTGAGATCGACACGGACCGGAAGGCCATCGTTTTCCCGTGCTTCTCCCCTAACGGGAAGGTCATTAATCGCTCTTACCGGACCCTTGGCGACAAAAAGAAGGTCTGGCAAGACAAAGACTGCGCTCCGTCCCTTTTTGGGTGGCAAGCGATTCCCGAGGAAAGCTATCGGGCCAAGACGATCCTACTCTGCGAAGGCCAGATTGACGCCGCGACTTGGCATCAATGGGGCATCCCTGCTCTTTCCGTCCCAAATGGCACCGGCGCAACGTGGATCGAATACGAATGGGAAAACCTGGAAGCGTTCGACACGATCTATCTAGCCTTCGATCAGGACGAGGCGGGAGGAAAGATCACGGAAACGGCAGTTTCTCGCCTTGGGAAGCACCGTTGCTTGATTGTGGCACTCCCAAAAAAGGACGCGAACGATTGCCTTTTAGCCGGGTTTACGAAAGATGACGCCCGAGATTGGGTAGCGAACGCAAAGCGCCCACGGATCGAACGTCTCGTCACGACGGCGGAAATGGAGGCGCGGTTAGTCGAGGACGTAAAGCCCAAGCCGGAGCCGTTTTCGATGCCGTTCCTCAAGATGAACTGGCAGACGGGCGACGGGTTTTATTTTCGTCCCGGGGAACTGACCATTTGGGGCGGCTTTTCTCACGCCGGGAAATCAACCATGCTGAATTTCATGGTTGCGCAGCTACTCGGGGCCAGGATTCCGGTTTTTATCGGCTCGTTTGAAATCCGGGTTGAAACCCAGCTTCGAAAGATGCTTTCGGTTTTCTACGGCAAGGCGAGCATTAACGAAGCGGCGGCGCGGGAGTTTGCCCGGAACGTGGGGGAGACAATCGTTTTTGCCGATGTGGTCGGCTCGATCACAAAAGAGGGCCTGATGGAGATGCTTTGGTTCTCCTATCGCCGATACGGGACGACGCACTTTGTGATTGATTCGCTCATGCGGGTGCAGGGCCTTGAAGAGGACTACCCGGCGCAGGGCGAGTTTTGCAACCGGCTTCAGGACTTTGCGAAGCAAACCGGCGCACACGTTCACCTTGTAGCGCACTTGGCGAAACCCGGACAGGGCGAAACGCGCCCCAGCATGTATTCCGTCAAGGGGTCCAGCCTAATGGTAAACAATGCCGACAATGTGCTTTTGGTCCTTCGCAATCCCGAGAAGGAAAAACGGCGCAAGGCCGGGAAACTGACAAGCGAGGAAGAAAGATCGATGCACGATTCCGAACTGATCGTGGAAAAGCAGCGCGAAACAGGATGGACAGGGCTTTTCAAACTGAACTTCGACACGGCTAGATTTCGATTCTCCGCCTTCGATTCTAACACTGTAAAACCATGAGCGACCGAAACCACAATCCCATTCAACTGGCCCGCGCTAACGCCGTTTGGTCGGTCCAGTTCTCAATCACGAACGCACCCCTCGAAAGGCCCGCCGGAAACGTCCGCATGTCGATCCCCTGGCATCCGTGGTCGCTGAACATGCTTCGTTGCGACGAGCCAATTACAATCGGTGGACGGGATCGCATTTCACTTCTTCTCCGCATTTCCTGCCATGAGGACGCGGAATTTACCCGGCCTGACCTCGACACGAACCAGAGCAACGAACCGGAATCCGCCCGCATTTGCATCATCCGCAGCATGTCCGGCCATTACAATCGATGGTTCAGCACTCGCGGGATTCCGCTTCAACGCGGGAGTTACGGTCTGACCGTCCCGCTTGAACCTGGGACCGGCTGGGGCGATTCCGAATGGCGCAGCGTGTGGGGCAAGTATCCCGCCTATGACGCCGCGAGTCTTGCCGGATTCCGCCAATGCCTGAGAAACCCGGTTCGTATAGCCGTTGTCTTTGGCGGCGGATTGCACGCGGGGCACGGCGTGAGCGTGAAACGGCCTTGGACCGCCGAGGCGAATATTGATTCTTTGAGGATTCTTTAACCAAACCAAAACCATGAGCAGCAGCAGAGAAGCACAAAAGGAACGATATTGGCGACTGAAACGCGCCGGACTTTGCACGAAATGCGGAGTCAACGAGCGGACACGGTTTAGCCGATGCGACGAATGTCATCACGATACGAAGCACGCAAAGCCGACAACCAAGATGACGCCATCGTCTTGCTTCGTCGGTGAGTTTTGCGCGATCCCGTTGAAAGATGCGCTGGAAGCCCTGGGGCTTCGCATCCGATACAACGATCACCAATATATTTTCACCGGGATGGATCATTTCATCTATGCCCGCCGCGATGACTCGACCCCTTACGATGCGTTGCGTTCTCGGGGTCATTTGGAGCGCGAAAGCTTCACGCGGAAGGTCAAGGCGTGGAGGAGGAGCAAAAAACAATCTGAAGTTGCCGATTGTGTTTGACGGGTGTCAGACACCGGGCATTTTAGCGACGAGCAAAACGACAAAATGAACACAGTAAACCGAACCTCGCTCTCCGAGGTGCTAAACGACGCGGCAAGCATCGTCTCGCCACGAACCACGCTTCCCATCCTCGGGAACGTCCTTATCCGATTCGCAGATTCGCGAATGACCGTTGAAGCGACCGACCTAGACCTTTACGTTTCGGCAAGCATTGAAGCCGAGATTGACGAGCCGGGAGAAATCACTGTCCCAGCGAAACGATTGGCCGCGATTGTCCGCGAGCTTCCGTCCGAGACGGTCGGGATTGAAATCAACGGGGAAAAGATCGTCATCAAGTCGGGCGGGGCCAAGGCTTCGCTTTTCGGGCTTCCGGTTGATGAGTTTCCCGCGCGTGAGTCTCGGACGGATGGCGCAAGGCTCGACGTTCACGGCTCGTCTCTGATTCCCGCCCTTCGCCGGGTTGCTTATGCGACCTCGACCGACGAAAGCCGATACATTCTCAACGGGATCAAGCTGGAAGAAGCGGACGGGAAGTTGATCGCCATTGCGACCGATGGAAAGCGGCTGGCGCTTGCCGATGTTTGCGAAAGTGAATCTGGCATGGTTGGCGTCATCCTTCCAAACAAAGCCGTTTCCGCCGTCCTCA